CGCCTTTTCCATTGGCCGTTCTTACACGCGGATCTACGGGTTGTCTCACCTGAACGATGAAGCGGTAGTTGTCGGTAGCCAAAGGCAACGCCACACCAGACGAATCCTTTAGAGTTATCGTAAGCGAAAACGTATCACCTCTCTTGCAGGTGATGTCCATCTTGGACGATTCGTCGAGATTTACTTTGCTAGTTGCCATTATTGAAACATGTTCATAATTGATTCACCTGATTCGTCTTGGATCTCACCTCTCTGTCCTTTGCGTTGAGAGATAAGTTGGGACTGCTTGGCCGCCTGCTTTTCAACACGCTCGTCCTTTCTGTCCTCTTTAAGAACCTCAAGCTTTTCTTTAAACTCTTGCTCCTCTGTTCTAAACCCGAGAGTGGCCTGAGCTCTAATAAGTTCTATTTGCTTTCTCATTTCATGCTCTACTTGCATCTTCTGCATATCGAGCTCATGCTCCATCTGCATCTTTTGTGCGTCAAGTTGAGCCTGCATCTGCATCTCCTGCTGCTTAGCTTGAGAGGCCGCCATAGCTGACTGCTGTGCTACCTGAGCCTGCATCTGAGAGTTCTGCATAGCCTGCTCCTGCATCTTCTTCATACGCTTGTTGCGCCTTACAACGAGGAGTCTTTCGGCTTGATTGATATCCTTCATGTTGCGGACAGCAATAGCATCTTCGAGGTCTATTTCTTTTTGCGAAATAGCCATCTGAACATTCTGCTCAAGATACATCCTGTCCTTATCCTCCATGTCCTTCACCACTTGAACGCCAAAGTTATACATAGGCAGCTCACCAAAGCTGCTAAGAACCTTCATGTTGGACTCCCCAATAGCATTCATGTATGCCTTATAGATAGGAGTGTCCTGAGGCAAGATCTGCAAGCACTTAACGATATCCTCGCACACCTTCTTATACAACACCATAGATGCGTTGGTGATATCATATATAGCATTGTTGCCAGCGGCGATAGCATTTTGCTGAACGCCGACAAGCGTATCACCCTTGGGCGTAGAAGCATCCATCATCTCGTTGATTCCTGTGACGTCACGAATCATACGCAAGTAATGATTGTACAACGACACCAACTCGTTGATGTTTCTAATGTGGTTGTCAATAGTTCTTACCGGTGGGTTCTGGAATCCGCCTTCTGGATTCTTGCTTCTGTAGTAGAAGACACCGGTCTGCTCGTAGATATCGTGAAGCTCCAGTGGCTGAAGCTCTCCACCCTTACCGAGCTGTACGTTTTCCAACCCCTCAATATCAATGATCAATCCGTCTGGCTTAGCCTTGGCCAAGGCCTGCTGGATCTTGAGGTGTGTAATCTGCAACATATCTGCAAACCCAACACACCCGTCAATCAATGACTTCGGGATCATGCGTCTGATATTCGTCGAGATAGCCGAATAAGACATACGAGCCTTAGAGATATCATGAATGTTCTTCGGCACATTACTCTTCATGCCGTAGTCGAACATCTTGTCGCAGCCCATAATGTAGCTGCCACCATATACTGTTTGTATCTCTAGCTTATGAGGCTTGCGAGAGAACACAGAGCTCTTCTTCTCTTTGTACGAGAACCCTTCATAAAAGAATCCGCTATTACCGTACTTGTTTTCTTTCTCCTCGAAGTAGATGCAGTCAGTAGAAATAAACTCGAAATCAAGAATATCAACCATGAACTCATCATACCCATACATAGTCTTGTTGAGGGTGCGATCGTATTGGGTGTCGTTAATCTTGCTCTTGTCGTATCCAGATCTATCAGCAATAGTCTTTGCTATTCTCTGATACTCTTCTTCGGAGAACTGATCGCCAGCCAGCCGCTTAAGTTCGGAGATACTCACGCGCTTGATGTGACCTGCATACTGCAAGTCGTTCATGCCGGGATCTTCCGTGTAGCTATGGATAAAGTTAATGGGATCCACGTACTCTTCGCGAATCCCATAGCTTGGATCGTTGCTTCTCTTGACGACGCCCATCCCCAAAGCGACGAGGTCATTAACGACTCTTCTAAAGATGCCGTCGTTAAAGTTGCTCCAAGAGAGTGTGAGGTTAGTCCCTATCTGAGCAGCAATTTCCGCATCAGTCTTTACGTTGGTCTCCAAAAAGATCTCAGCCTCCTCCATAGTCTCTGGAAGGTTTTCTGGATCTTCTCCAAGCACCAAGCCTCCGGTCATCTCCTTGAGCTTGAGAAGCTCTTCGCGGAGCATAACCTGATTCTTTATTTTGTTCTTTTCCTGTTGCTTCTCTGAAGAAGAGAGTGGATCAATCGCCTCAAGATTCGGGTATGGATCTCTTGACAGAATCTTATTTGAGACGATCTTTGCAAACTTGGGGAGTATTGGAACTGGTGTGTAGTCTAGGTTTACCAAACTGCCATCGGCATTGTTTGGATCGAGGTTAGTGAGGATCTGCTTGTAGATGGTAGTATCTTGCGTACCGTTGGCGTACTCCCTATTACGCTCAAACGTTTTGTTTCTTTGTCGAATCAAAGAGTTCTGATTCGAAAGACTACCCCACTGACTCTCTATGGCCTTAGCGTAACTAGTGCCGTAACCTTCAGAAGACTTTTCTTGTTGGGAAGCTAGTGGATCTGGAAAGTTACTAGACTTCTTGTTACCGTATGATTGCATTACTGTAGGCGCATTTTGTGCAAATATAATAAATTAGCCGATGGGCTTGTAACGCCGTATAAAACTACGCTCTTCAAAGTTGGACTTAGGCTTTTGCTTTACCTTTTGAGAGGCCAGAAGACATAAGCCAGAGCTAATAGAAAGGTCATACTTAGTTCTGTTGTCTATCTTAAATCCTATCCAATCCTCTAAAGTCCTGTTGAAGTACATCTTAGCGTACTCACCGGTGTCTCTATTTATGCCTACGTGGTCGTGTATGTACGCCTCTATAGCGTGGGCATGAGCTTGGATGACTTCTTGAGAGTTCGATGGGATACCTTTAGTCTTTACGTTCACCTTAGCATTAGGTGCTGACAAGTGGCGAGGTCTATCCATTAGGTACCCGTCGTAACCCCTTGATTCAAAGTATCTTGCAATACCGTACTTATTGTTCTCAATGAGCAGAGGGTACCCATAGAACACTGCGGCCATGAGGCAGTCCTCATAGAATATCTTGGCCAAAGGTGGACGGGACGCATACTCCAGCACAAACATGTTTGATGGATGCTCCATATGAAACTTGTTGTACAGGTGTAGCGCACCCTTAGACCCACGTCCGTCGACGGTGGCATCAAGGTCATAAGAGTCAACCCCGCCTACCCCCAGCTCTGCATTCGGTGCTATACGTTTGTTTCGATCGTACTTCTTTTGGTTGCGCATCTCTGATGGCGGCATCCACGCTACGCGGAACCTACCCTTAGGGTCTGGCTTAAATACAACCTCTGTGTCCTGCTCACCACCCTTCCATACAAAGTTGCCTGCAACAACGGGGTTGGGGAACAGCTCATCGTTATACTGTATCTGCTCGTATATCCTACCAATATTAAACAGACTGCCTTCAATGCTGTCGCGAAAAGCTTCGTCTTCAGTGAAGGGGAACTGCCTAATAACCTCGTTCAGTTCTGACGGGTCTTGCTTGAGGCTCTCCCTTTCGTTTTTAAGATACGTCTTAGCTCCCTGAAAGATGCTATCACCATCAAGACCATCGAGAACCTTAGGAGGATCTTCAACGACTGGATGTCCGTGGACGTCAAAAAATCCCTCAAGGGAATCGTAAGCAGGAATAAAAAGTCTATATAGACCGCTTCTAGTTCTACCATTCGCGTTCCTCTCCGTAGGATTCGAGTCCTTCCACAGATCCTTGTACTCCTTTCCCCCTTTGTCCATTGGGTTTACGGTGCTTCCCACCATTGCCTTTCCGACGACCTTTCGACCGACGATCAAACAGGTCCGCTGAATCCTCCATGCGTCCCTGATGTCTGTAGGTTTTTCCCATTTGCCTGCCTCATCAAGATATAACAGGTGAAGCTTCTCACCGTCATATGCGTTGTTAGTTGTGTTCTTCCAGTTTATGACCGTATTAAGAGCTTCGCCCTTCGTCGCAGTCTTAT